GTACGAGATGACATAGATGCAAAGCTAAGTCCGGGTGAGTTTGTATTTCCTGCTGACGTTGTACGCTTTATTGGTTTAGAAAAACTAATGATGATACGTGACAAAGCTAAGAAGGGTCTATCTCGTATGGAAGAGATGGGTCAGATGGGTAACTCTGATGAAGCTACAATAGATGATGATGTACCATTTGGTATGGAAGATTTAATTATTGTTAGTGGTGGACCTGAGAATGAAATGAGTAAAGGTGGTGTACCTAGTTACGGTAGAGGTGGACAGTTAATAAGTGGAGGTGATGGGTATCAACCACCTACACGGTATCATAATCCAAAGACAGGACAGGAAATGGTAGTTACTAAAATTGCAGGTAAGTTCTTTCCATCGCTACCAGAAGGCTTTGTACCTAAACCAACTCTAGCTCAAGCTAATCCTACATCTAGTACAAGAGTAGGAACAACATCTGTACTAGCAGATGATCAATATGATGAGACTACACCGGGTGATCCTATTAATACAAACATTAATTCAGATGGTACTATGACACCACAGGAAGCTGCTGGCGGTGAGATGCGAGGTAATGCTGGTACAGAAAAATCTTTTAATGAAATGTCTCCTAACGAACTGGCTGCTTATGGTGACTGGGCTAGAGACAATCCCATGAAGGCTCAACTTGGGGCGCTCTTAGGAAATACAGCCGAGTATCTTACTGCTAATGTACCATCTCCTATAGGAACTATGGCTGGTATAGCAGGATATGGTCTTGGTAAAGCAGCAGATATGCTTGGTATGACTAGAAGTGCTCCTAGTTTTCCTGATGACCTTCCGGGTTCATATGCACAAGCAACAGGTATCCCAAATAAAGTTGGAACATATGATCGTAATGCTGTACCGGGAGGGGTAGCAGGAGTAAGGAAAGGAGATAAAGATCTTGCAGCGGCTATGGCGGCAGCGAACAAGTCTGACATTGAAAAAGCTGCAGCTCAAACTGCTTTTAATAAAAGTCAAATGGAGATAGCAGTAACTAAATCTTTAGCTAATGATATTCCTGCTATTTCTTTAACTCAAATAACTGGAGTAACTGGGGCAGATGTAGGAGGTCTTGCAGAAGCGATATCTAGAGGTAATGCACCACCGGGAGCTATAGCAACAGGACCAGACACATATACTATTGGGGGTTATGAGGTTGATTATAAAAATAATGAAATAAGAAGTGGTCCTAAATCAGAAGAACGAGTAAAAGCAGTAGAAGCGCAAGTCGAAAAAGAAAAAGCAAATATAGCAAAAGTAAGTGAAACAGTAAAAGAAAACATAGAGGAAGCCGTAAAAGGTTATGGAACGACAGGTGGACCTGATAGTGATCCTTCTGGCGTAGAAGCAGTAGGTGGAACTGATGACTCACAAAGTGATGATACTGGACCTGATAATTCAGAACAAGATAATCCAGATAACGATATGGCAGATGTTGCAACAGGAGGATTCATATCTAAAAAATTAAAGAAAAAACAAAAGAAGATGAAGCGTGGTGGTTTAGCTTCAAGAAAATAAACCACATGTGTTGGCTACCTATGCCCCTAACAAGGCTACCATAGCCCCAACGAAAGGAAATATAATATGTCAGACGTAACAGAAGTAGAAGTACAACCAAGTAAAGTAGCATTTGTAGCTAGACCATATAGTAAGGATGAGAAACTTAAGAAGGATGAAGAAGAACTAGAACAACTACTAGACGAACAAAAACAGAATGCCTCAACAGAAGAAGTAGAACCCACTACTGCTGAAGAAAAAACATTTAAGAAAAGATATTCAGATCTACGTAGGCATCAACAAAAACAGACAGAAGAATTAAAGGTTGAGATAACTGCACTGAAGAGCCAGTTAGAACAGTCAACTAAGAAACAGATTAAACTTCCTAAGTCTGACGAGGACATAGACACATGGGCTAAAGAGTATCCTGATGTCGCTGCTATAGTAGAAACAATAGCTATGAAGAAAGCAGCAGAGCAATCAGCTAGTCTAGAGCAACGTGTTAAAGCATTAGACGATATGCAACAGGACGTAAGCAAACAACGTGCAGAGACAGAGTTGTTACAGATGCATCCAGACTTTGATGACATACGTAACGATGAAGACTTCCACACATGGGCAGAAGATCAGCCAGAGTGGATACAAAATGCTCTGTACGAAAACGATAGTGATGCACGATCTGCTAGTAGAGCAATAGACTTATACAAAGCAGATAAGAACATTACAACTAAGAAAGCTAATAGTAATAGAGATGCAGCTAAGTCTGTATCTACTAAAGGAAAACGTAGTAAACCGATGGCTAATGAGTCAGGTGGTTTCTTGAAAGAGTCCGATGTACAGCGTATGACCGCAAAGGAATACGAAAATCAATCAGATGACATTATGGAAGCGATCAGACAGCAGAAGTTTATTTATGATATATCTGGATCGGCACGATAATAAGTGTTGACAAACAGTAGATTGTGTATATAACTATACATAGTCGCAAGATATAGTTAGCCCTTGAATAAGACTACCTAACTATATTACACTATACTTCTAAGACAACCCGATGATGAAGAGCCTATGTGTAGTTGGCCTTACATATACAACCTCTTAGTTCACGGCCCTTAAGGTAGATAAAAAATCGTGTACTTTATGTACGCATAGGATGTCGTATAAGGAGAAAATAAAATGGCATTTTCATCTGTATCAGGCTACGGCAACCTGCCTAATGGTAATTTTTCACCAATTATCTACTCTAAGCAGGTACAAGTAGCTTTTCGTAAGGCTTCAATAGTTGAAGCTATTACAAATAGTGACTACTTTGGCGAGATCGCAAACATGGGCGATAGCGTTAAAATAATTAAGGAGCCAGAAATCACGGTCAAAGCATATGCTCGTGGTACTACGATTACTCCGCAAGACTTGGATGATGAAGAGTTCTCTCTCACCATCGACAAAGCAAACTACTTTGCATTTAAAGTCGATGACATTGAAGAGGCACACTCTCACATTAACTTCCAACAGCTTGCTACTGATCGTGCGGCTTACAGACTAGCTGACCAGTTTGACCAAGACGCTCTTGGTTACTTAACTGGTTTCAAACAGGCTGCTTTGCATACTAATGCTAGTGCTGTTAACACAACTGTTAATGGTGCAGTTGCTGTATCTACAGCAGGTACTGACGAACTCTTAGACACTATGAAAATAGATGCTGCTGAGTTTGGTGGTTCTGGTTCTAGTGCAATTGGTATTCAGGCACGTGCTGGTGGGGCAACTTCTGCTACACCCGGTTCAGGTAATGCTAACCCATTACAAATCGTAGCTCGTATGGCTCGTTTGCTTGATCAACAAAATGTTGACACCAACAATCGTTGGCTTGTTGTTGATCCAGTTTTCGTTGAAGTTCTCAAAGATGAAGACTCCCGTCTTCTCAATGGTGACTTTGGTGGAAGCGGAATCCAAAATGGTCTTATACTTAATAACCTTCATGGTTTTAAAGTATATATGTCTAACAACCTACCTTCAATTGGAACAGGCCCATCTACTACTGGTGGTACTAATGCTTCCAACTTTGGTATGATTGTATCTGGACATTCTTCTGCTGTAGCAACTGCCGAGCAGATTAATAAGACAGAGACATATCGTGATCCAGATAGCTTTGCCGATATAGTTCGGGGAATGCATTTGTATGGACGTAAGATACTTAGACCAGAAGCTCTAAGTGTTGCACGTTACTGTTTGGTTTAAGGGAGGGATTGAACAATGGCTACAGTTACTGCTCAATTATCAACACCTCGTGGCGCGAGTATGCGTGGAAGACAACCTTTCATGCATGAAACATCAATCGATTTCGGTGCGGCTGCTACCTCTAAAGGTACTGCATTAGCCGCTGCTGACATCATACAGGTAATGACTATTCCTGCTAATCATGCAGTGCTTGATGCAGGTATGGAAGTTACTACAATTCATGCTGGTACGTCTACTGACGTAGCTCTTGACTTAGGTGTAACTGGCGTAGACCCAGATGCATTTGTTGATGGATTTATTCCTGACGCAAAAGCAGTTGGTGTCTATTCTGTTAGTGCTGGTAACGGACCAATATCCGCTGCTGCTGCTGACGATACGCTTGACATCTTAATTCAAGCCATGACAGGTACAACTACTGCTGGTGTACTTCGTGTTTATGCTCTTTTAATGGACATGGATGCGCTAGGCACAGTAGGTGCTGATGAAGTAGATCGTGATACGCTTGCGTAATACGTAATGTTTGGGGTAGGGTTAACGCTCTACCCCTTTCATACATAGGGAATATTCAATGGCTACTACATTTCTTACATTAGTTAATGATGTTAATAAGAGGCTCAATGAAGTTGAACTAACTAGTACAAACTTCGCAGCCTCTACTGGTTTTTATGCTCATATAAAAGATGCAGTTAATTCTGCTATACGATATATTAATGAGAGTGAATACGAGTGGCCTTTTAACCATTCACAAAAAGAACAAACACTTACTGCTGGTACAACCAGATATGCATTTCCTACTGACGCTAAACTTCTTGACTTTGAATCATTCAGAATAAAAGAGAACGCTACGCTAGGAAATGACACTAGAAAATTATCTATAATATCTTATGATGAATACTTAGAGAAATACGTAGATCAGGAATATGCAGCTAATCAACAACGCGCATTACCACGTTATGTATTTCACGGACCTGATTTAAAGTATGGATTGGTAGAGCCTCCAGATCAGGCATATACATTAGTCTATGATTATTATGTATTTCAAGCAGACTTAGATGCACATGGTGACACAATGGTGATCCCTGATCGTTTTAAGCACGTTGTAGTGGACGCTGCAATGTTTCATGCATTAATGTTCAGGGGCAACACTCAAGATGCCGTAGTGCTCAAGGAGAGGTCAGATGAGGGCATTAAGGCAATGCGTTCTATGTTGATTAATAGATACCACTACATGAGATCTTATATGATCCCTGCTGCAACAGGAGGACGTAGACTAGGTTCAGCTAGGTCTACAGCAGGGTCGAGCTTGGATGGTCTATAATGCCTGACGCATGGGAGACATTTAGAATAGAGTTCAAGGGTGGATTAGTAACTAATCTTAGCCCATTGCAACAAGCTATTAATGCACCCGGCTCTGCTAGAATACTACGTAACTATGAACCCTCTATTGATGGAGGTTACAAACGCATACAAGGCTACGCTAAGTTTGACAGTGCTATTATGGCTCCGTATGGCAATCCAGTTGTACATGGAGCTAGTCAGTCTGGCACTACATTAATTATAGGAGCCATACATACTACTCCTGCTGCTGGTGATACACTTACTATAGCAGGAGTTTCTAGTAACTATACTATATCAGGTGTATCTTTTGATGCAACAAGAAATAGAGCAACCTTAACATTAACAGGTGCATTAGCTTCAAGTCCTGCTAATGGTGCAATAGAGCAACCTTAACATTAACAGGTGCATTAGCTTCAAGTCCTGCTAATGGTGCAGTAGTAACATTTACTACAGTTACTACAGAAAATTATGCTAACGGTATTACATACTTTAATGATAAAGCTGTTGTAGCACTTAATGCAGATATATTAGAAACATCAGGTAGTGGCTATACAAAAATAAATAAACCTAACTATGGTACGCCATTAGTTGATGGTGCTAGTCAAACAGGTACAACATTAGTAGCAGATGCGTTTGATACATTTCCACAAGCAGGTGATGTATTTACAATATCTAATGCTGATGGTAGTAACTTAGCCGCAATAGATAAAACGTATACAGTTATTAATACTGTATCTTCTTACTCAGATGCAAGTAGTAAAGAAGTAAACATAACTATTCATCCTGCATTAGCTAGTAGTCCAGCAGATAATGCAGTTATAACATTTATCTCTAGTGATAGAGAAGGTGCAATTAATACACGATTTGACATTATTGACTTTACAGGTACAAAAACACTTGTGCTAGTTGACGGTGTTAATGCACCTGCATTATATAATGGTACTACATTTACTGTACTAGACAGTGCACCTTCTGATGTTATAGGTGCTACAGTTGTAGCCACACATAAAAATCATATCTTCTATGCTAAAGGTAGAGTGTTAAGTTTTGGTGCACCACTAACCACTACAGATTTCCAAAGCGGTAATGGTGCTGGTAATATTGGTTTAGATAATAGTATAGTAGCAATAAAAAGTTTTAGAGATCAGCTTATAGTATTTACAGATTCATCTATCTTTAGATTAAATGGTGACGCATTAGCATCTTTTAACTTACAACCTATTACACGTGACATAGGATGTATACAGACTGACAGTGTACAGGAGATAGGTGGTGACGTTGTATTCATGGCTCCTGATGGTTTAAGACTTCTGAGTGCTACAGAACGTATTGGTGACTTTGGATTAGCACCTATTACTAAAAAGATACAGGGTACATTTAATGAGTTTGTAAAACTACATACTGAATTTTTTAGCCTAGTTATAAGAAATAAATCACAATATAGGCTATTAGGGTGGAATGATAACTTTACAAGACCTAATGCACAGGGTATACTGTTTACACAATTTGCATCTCCGGGTGAAGCATCTGTTATTGACTTTGCAGAAACCAGAGGTATACAGGCAACAGCGTGTGCAAGTGTGTATTCAGGAACAACTGAGTTTGTTCTCTTTGCTGGTAAAGAAGGTTTTTTACACCGAATGGAAAATGACACATCTAGTTTTGACGGGAATAATATAGCAACTACATTTGCTACACCTTTCTATCCTATCAATGATCCACGTATACGAAAGACAATATACAAAGCTCAGTTCTATTTAGACCCAGAAGGAAGAGTAAACTTTGATCTAAACTTAAAATTTGACTTTGATGAGAGTGGTGCTGTAGTTATGCCAGCAGTTACATTTACTAATGCTACTAGTAATGCCTCTCAGTTTTATGGTATCGGTGCTTATGGTACTGCTACCTACGGTGCTAAATTACAAAAAGTATTTTCTGCACAAACTACAGGATCAGGTAAGACTATATCTGCACAGTTTGAAGCAGATAATAATACAGATGTTCCATATGCGCTTGACGCATTGACATTAGAATATGCAACACATGCAAGAAGGTAATTAAAAATGGGAACAGGATATACACGTAACGATTCTTCTAACAATATTGCTGATGGTAATATCATTAATGCCTCTGACTTTGATGGAGAGTTTGACTCTATTGTAAGTGCTTTTGGTACAACAGGACATACCCACGATGGTACTACTGCTGAAGGTGGGCCTATAGAAAAACTAGGTCCAGCACAACAGGTTACGGTAACTTCTACTGCAATACATCCAACAAGTGCTGATGGTGTGGCATTAGGTAGTGCATCTAATGAGTTTAGCGATGTGTTTTTAGCAGATAGTTCAGTTATTTATTTTGGTGCGGATCAGGATACTACACTTACTCATGTTGCAGATACAGGTATACTATTAAATTCTACACGTAAGATACAATTTAATGATGCTTCACAATTTATTCAAGGTTCTAGTGCTACTGTATTATCATTAGGTGCAACAGATGAAATAGATTTTACTGCTACTCTTATCGATATTAATGGTAATGCAAATATATCTGGATCATTAACTTTAGGTGGCACAGAGATTTTAAGTACTGCCACTGAATTAAATTTAATGGATGGTAATAGCACAGTAGGTACAACAGCAATTGCAGATGGTGATGGTTTAATTATAAATGATGCTGGAACTATGCGCCAAACAACTGTGCAAACACTAGCTGCATATCTTGATGATGCAATAACAGCTATGCCTAACTTAGTAACTACAGGTGCATTAGATGCTGGATCTATAACTTCTGGTTTTGGTAATATAGACAATGGTGCATCTAATATAACATCGGGTGGTTTGTTAAAGATAGATGTGGATGCTGATGCAGATGACCTTACAGGGGATAGTGCTACTGGTAGACTTACATTAGGTGCAGGTGAAGATCTAAATATATATCATGGTGGTACTAATTCTTACATAGTTAATGATACAGGTGATTTAATTCTTGACACAGCAGGTGATGTTGTACTTGACGCAAATGGTGCAGATGTACTATTAAAAGATGACGGTACTCAGTATGGTGCTTTGACTAATAGTTCTGGTAATCTTATAGTTAAATCAGGTTCAACTACAGCACTTACAATGTCAGGTGCTAATGTTACAATCGCTGGTGACTTAACTATATCTGGTGATGATCTGACTATGGGTACAAATACTTCTGGTATGTTACTTATAGCTGATGGCACAAACTTTAATCCTACTGCTGTAACTGCCTTAAGTGAAATAGCTACAGTAGCTAATGACGATGTATTTCTCGCTATAGATACATCAGGTGGTGGCCTTAAGAAAATAGCTAGAAGTGCTGTTGTAGCAGGTCTTGCTACATCTTCTGCTATATCTAATGTTGTAGATGATGGTTCTCCACAATTAGGTGCTGACCTTGACACTAACTCTTTTAACATAGCATTTGATGACGCACATGGTATTAATGATGATAGTGGTAATGAGTTTATTATATTTCAAAAAACAGCTACCGCAGTCAATCAGATTGACATTACTAATGCTGCTACAAGTAATGCACCAGAACTATCTGCCACAGGTGGTGACTCAAACATTAGCCTTAAGTTAACACCTAAAGGTACAGGTCAGATTGTATTAGATGGTAATGTAGGCATAGAGTCTGGATTAATAGATCTTAAAAATGCTGGTTCTGTATCTGCATTACGTCTTTACTGTGAGTCATCTAATGCTCACTACGCTGCTCTTGTAGCCCCTGCTCACAGTGACTTTAGTGGTAACGTTACACTAACTCTACCAGTTACAACATCTACACTAGTTGGTGATACAGTTACACAAACTCTCACAAACAAAACTCTTACTAGCCCAGTGCTTAATACTGGTGTAAGTGGTACAGCAGTTCTTGATGAAGATGATTTATCTACTAACTCCAACACTCAACTAGCAACCCAACAATCTATTAAGGCATATGTAGATAGTTCGATGACATCTGCTGTTACTGCT